AACAGGTGTCACCACAGCAGGGTCAATCGCTGTGACAGGCGAAGGGAATAGCACCACGACTAATCTACAGCAGGGGTTGTGTAAGGCTTGGTGTGTATTTGCAGGAAGTAGTTTTACTACTACGTTAGATACATTTAACACGAGTGGTGGTACAGACAACGGAACAGGTGACTACACCATAACAATAACTAATGACATGGCTAGTGTGAACTATGCAACTATGACTTCAAAAGACGATGGAACAACAAACAACTGGTCTATGCCTAATGAAAATAATGCTAGAACAAAAGCAACAGGAAGCTATCATGTAATGTCTACCTATGGTGGAACAAGTACAAACAACACTAAATATGATGCTGTCAGATTTTATTCTGCATTAATGGGAGATTTAGCATGAGCAAAGCAGCAGAGTTAGCAAACCTTATAGGCAACATCAACGCAGGGGGTGGTGGAGTAAACAGAAATGTCATCATCAACGGTGCAATGAATGTGGCACAAAAAGGGACAAGTCATACAGGATTAGGGGGGTCTACAGGTGCTGTATATACACTAGATAGATTTCATACTTTTGATGGTTCTACAGCAGGTAGGGCAACAGTAACACAAGACAGTTCTGCTCCAAGTGGCTTTGCAAATAGTTTAAAGTTAGCTTGTACTACAGCAGATACGTCTATTGCAGCAGGAGAAATATTTCTACTTTCTCAAAGAATAGAGGGTCAAAACTTACAAGCGTTTGCAAAAGGAACATCAGATGCTAAACCTTTTTCTTTAAGTTTCTATGCAAAAGCTAATGCAAGTAAAACATATGTGGCTGAACTATTTGATGTAGATAATAGTAGACACGTTGGTAAAACATTTACTGTAGGAACAGATTGGGCGAGACATGAGATAACCTTTCCTGCTGATACTATAGGAGCATTTGATGATGACAATGCACGAAGTTTAGATGTAAGTATATGGTTGCATGGTGGTTCTACTTTTACAGGTGGCACTTTAGGAACAACATGGCAAGCAGAAGATGCTGATGATAGAGCAGCAGGTATAAGCAGTTTCTTTTCAAGCACAGATAATACATTCTTCATCACAGGTGTTCAGTTAGAAGTAGGGCAGAACCCAACAGAGTTTGAGCATGAGCCTTTTGAGAGGACGTTGGCTAAGTGTCAGAGGTATTTTTTTGCAGTTGGATTCCCAGATAAATTAGCAACATCTGTAAATTTTGCAATAGGATATTATTTAAATTCAGCACGAGTTGATTGTGTTATTGACTTGCCCGTAACACTAAGGACAACACCTTCTGTTATTGCTAGTAGTGGTACAAATCATTTTGATGCTTATATGAATGGGAGTGATAATTTTTCTACATTTGATGCAATAAATTCAGCTAGTGCCAATAGCTTTACTATATATAGAAGCAGTGAGATAAGTGGAACTGCAGGTGATGCAGTATTGGTATCTAAAAGTTCTAGTGCTTCTTTAACAGCAGATGCAGAATTGTAGAGGTAAAAATGAATATATCAGAAGCACAATATATTAAAAATATAATAACAGGAGAAAACGACTCCATAAATGCTGTCTTTGATGGACAACTAATTTTTGTACCACTAGAACCTGCTAACAGACATTACGCAGAAATACTAAAACAAGTAAAGGAAGGCACACTGACCATCAAGGACGCTGACTAGTGTTTGACCCTGTTACCATATCTGCTGCCGTAGCTACAGCAAGCACAGCTTTTAATGGTATCAAAAGGGCATTTGCAGCAGGACGAGACTTGGAAGCGATGTCACAAGACTTGTCACGATGGATGGGAGCAGTCAGTGATGTAGACAACGCACACAAATCAGCCAAGAACCCATCAATGCTACGCAAGGTCTTTGGTGGTGGCAGTGTAGAACAAGAAGCCATAGAAGCGTTTACTGCAAAAAAGAAACTAGAAGAGCAACGCTATGAGCTAAAACAGTTTCTAATGTTTACCCACGG